GAACACTTCACACTAGAGAAAATCATAGAACATCTCTCCACTTCCACTACCATTTTCAACACATTTGTAGGGGGCATCTTTACTATCGTGGCCTTGATTTTCACCAAGAAATCACCATCCACCACGGATGTTGGTTCCTTTGTGAATAACCTCGGACTACTGGGTAANGGTGCTCAAGGCATTGGTTATCTCATTGACCTTGTCTCTCGAGCTTGCACTTTCGCTGTTGAGTGGTGCCGTGAGAAAATCACCGGCATCCCCAGCAGCGTTAGGGTAAGTTCGGCCTACGCTAATGACGTTGAACAATGGTATTTGGACACACAAGCACTCGCAACACTAGACACATCAGACAGACTTAAGTTTGATTCGGAACTCTGCACTAAGGTCGCTGCCCTTGTTCAACAAGGATTGCGAATCCAGTCAGATTACCACAAACTTAAGGCTCCCGCATATATATTAGCCGCATTTACACCTCATTTCCTGACCTTGAACCGTTACTGGGAGAGAGCACAGGCGTCTGGTGCAATGCAAAAGCATTCGCGACAGGAACCCCTTGTGATCTCTCTTAGCGGCGCTTCGGGTGTCGGGAAATCCACCGTCATGCTGCCTTTATGTATACAATTGTTGAAAGCTGAGTTTACACCTGAACAACTCGCCGACGACAAGTATTTAAAGGAAATATACGTTAGGAGACCCGAAAACGACTTCTGGGACGGTTACTCAGGACAGCACATCTGTATGTACGATGACTTCGGACAAACAGTTGACACATCTGCCAAGCCAAACCTAGAATTCATTGAGATTATCCGCACACAAAACATCATGGAGTATCCACTACATGCTGCAACACTTGAGGAGAAGGGAAAGCTCAAGTTCACCTCTAAGGTGGTCTTGACCTCTACTAACTCTGAAGTTTTCAACATCGCTTCACTTACACATCCTGCCGCTTTCTACAGACGATTCGGTATTGCTGCTCGGGTTACTGTAGCACCTCAGTTCGCCACTAATGGTCGCCTGGACACAACCAAAGTCCGCACCATTACTGGTAATGCCTATAGCACCGACCCTTACCTTTTCACCACATACGACCCAGCCAATCACACAAAGGTTTTCGCTAAGGATCTCAACTTTGCTGACTTTGTCACGCTTTGTCGGGATCGTTATGTGGACGCTCAACAGAAACACACCGCACACGACGCCTTCCTTAAGTTACATCTCGCCAACGAACCTGCACCAGTTGTACCAACAGC